GCCGGGTCGTCGGCGACCAACTCCTCGGCCTCCTTCTCGTCCTCGTAGCAGTAGGCAAGCAACGCCGCAGCCTTCCACGGTGCGTCGGCTACCCATTGGTCAAGAGTGTCTCGGACGTAGCAGTTATGAGCCGACCGGACTATCGACCGAACCGACTCTGACGATATCGGCTTGACCGTAGTGTCCTTGGCGGCGCTGCTTTCCTTAACGGAATAGCCGCTGTCCCAGTCGTATTCCTGCCAGTAGTTGCCGTAGGCATACTTTCCGTAGTTACCGTAACTTTTGGAGCCGGGAACCTGAAACCCAAATTTGGACGGAGTCCAAGCGTAGGTATTGGACAACCACGCGCCGTTGAAAACGACACCGGCAGAGCGATTGATGATGACGGTAGTACCGTCACCAGTCATAAACCCAAACTTGTTTGACGTACCGATAAGGTCGCCGATGAATGCTTGCCACTCCGGGTCGTGAACAAGGTACTTGTTCCCCTCGATGGCGGGTTGAATGATGTTACGGATGAAGTGCCAAGTGTCCGACTTCGTCGGGTCGTTGTCGTTACCGGCAGACAGCACACCATTGTGTGCCATCCACAACTCATCGGTTACGAAGTAAGGGTGACAGTTAGTAAGGTCGATGTCGCCGTGAGTCTGCATACGAGCGTGCCAGATGCAGCGTCGGCCTTCGGCATACTGACGATAGAATTCGATGAATTCTGCGGCGGTAGCCGGAATGGATTTCTTGACAACTACCTTGCCATTCTCGGCATACATGATGCCGAGACCGTCACGGTTTTTGCTGTAGACATCGGCGAGGAAAGCGTCGGTGAAGACTACGTCTTCGGTTTGTTCAACGAGCAAGCACATATTCCATTGTCTCCGTGGTTAGGCAGCGATTCGGTTTTGCTTGGAGCGTTCCCCGATATATCGGAGGAACGTCGCACATTCTTTCGGCATCTTCTTCTGAACGAAGTTCAGAAAACCGGCGGCATTGAGCGATTTGAGGCTAGACTCAGCCGGTCGGGTAAACTCGACAAGGGCATGAACAAACTGTGCGGCAGCAATCACCGCGTCGTACTTCAGAGTTCCTCTGAAGATGCGAAACTCGATGGTGCGGCGATTGGTAAGGTTGATGGCCTCGTACCTATCCATGCTGACGTAAGCATTGCCGAGTTTCTTTGGATGGATTCGGCAGAATCCATTGGAGTAGCGTCGAGCGATTGCTTCGATGAGCCACCGATTCTCGGGGTCATTCACGAAGCACACCATCTTTGAAATCTGGAGGTTCGTCATGCCACGCCGTGAAACGTGGACATGGAGACCGCAGGTCTCGGTATTGTGCGACTTCAAGCCGTTGGTAAGCCGGGAGTCATTGAGGAAACCAAAGGTTTCCGCAATCATCGGCAGCGACATGGGCTGTGTGATGATTTCGAAGCCGTTTCGCAAGGAACCGTCCTTCTCGAAAAACACCCGGTGGCCTACGTCGCCGTCGTTGATCGACTCATGCAGCCGATTGACGATATGCTTTCGGTCACCATCGGTGACCTCGACCTCCAACTCGTCGCCCATATGCCGACCGTAGGTCGCTGTCCACTTATCGTCGATTGGTTCCTGTGAGTTTTTCGATTGGTGGTAGTCGCCGAGAATCGGCGGCGAATAATCCTCGTGGACGTATCGATCCTCGTCCTCGTCGTAATTGAATGAATCCGGCGGATACTCGCCGTCAATCCATGTCTCGCCGCCGAACTGGTCGGTAGCGACCACAGCGCGTCTCGACGGGATGTATTCGCTAGAATACTCCGACCAAATGTAGCGATTGTCGATACATTCACGGCAGATGAAATTTCCGTCTACAGATTGCGATTCCTCGCAATACTCCAATTCGCCGCAATCGTCACAAGTGATTAGGTCGAACCGTTCGTTCCGTAGGTACTCATCGACTACGTCGAAGTCCTCACAACCTCCGGCGAGGCTGTACATCTCGCGGATGTCGCCGATGTAGATGCTGTAGTTGTTGCTTTCGCACTTCATCACCACATCTACGATGTGGTAGCCCTCGGAAACCGAATGGGCGGCGAGTTTCTTTAGGAAGTCCTCGGCATTAGCGAACACCGATGGTTTGACATAACCGGCACGACGGTGAGCGATCATGCTCTGAACAAGTCTCTTAACTTGTTCGGGGTCTCGCTGCAACAAAGTCATAAAATGACGTTGCAGCGTTTCGTGGCCTTTTCCCGTCTCTAGACGGGATGTTAAGTACGGCAATTTCAGCAAGTGCATATACGGTCTCCATTTACGGTTAGTCCATTCACACTTTCCAACCAACCAGTCTGTTTACTGGTTCTGTAAGCACCCTCACAAAACAGGGTGCTTACAGAATCAGTAACCAATCAGCCCGGCGACCCTCGCCGATGTACTTTGTACACCGGCAAGAGCCACCAGTCAATGGGTCAATTCTTGACCCACCGTCCATCGTCGCCGACCGAAAAAGCCGCCATCCATTGGATGGAGCGAGCCGCAGCCTTCACCTGTCCGGGGTGCTTTGCCCATTTGGGCAAATAGGACTTCTGTGCGACATAGGCCATGAAGTTCCGCACCTCATCATCGGAACGATGATGGGCAGAGAGGAACCAATCGGCCAATCGTACGCCGTCGATCCGTTCACGCCGAACCGCCGACAGATTGCCGGACAGCGAATTAGCAAACTTGATTCCACGTTCGAGATGGATTCCCATGATCGTCTCCGTAGTGTTCAATGTACACCGGCTAAACCAGAACCAGCCGACCATTGTGCCGACCAATGGGGGGCTGTAAGGGGGGAGACTCTGAAAGAATTTTTCCTCCCTCACAAAGCCTCGGGAGGAAAAATTCTGAAAGAGTCAGGGGGATTCAAGAGATCAAGATCTTCTTTATGAAGAAGCAATCTAATATGCCATTGGAGATGCAAATCCTAATGCCAACAAGTTGGCATGGATTTGCTTATATCTCCTAATGGCATATAGATTGCATTTGATGCGAGGGTCACACTAGAATCCGGCTATGTACACCGAAAGACACGCCAAACAACGGCAGAAGACGGCCAAATGGGCCGTCTTCGCAGCAGCCTATGTCGAGACTGGCAATGCCACGGCATCGGCCATAAAGGCCGGATATTCCGAAAAAGGAGCCGCCAAGACCGGATGCAAACTCCTAAAGGAGCCGAAGGTTCAAGAGTTCATTGCCTCTACGAGGCAAAAACTCGTTGACAAGGCAGAGGTCAACGCTGAATGGGTCATTCAGCGACTCAAGGAGGAGGCCGCTAGTGCCGAAAACCCTTCTGCAAGGGTTAAGGCACTAGACCTTCTGGCAAAGCACCTCGGCATCTATGCTCCAGAACAGTCACAAGTGACTGTTAACGAAGGTTTTTTTGCTGACATCGGCGACGGCGAGACATCCCATTAAGGGATGTCTTCCCTATCAGGGAATGTCACACGAAGTGTGAGACAGGTGACGTATATCTGACCCAATACATGACGTGATCGAGGGGGAGGGGGGTGCTTCCTTGGGTAGCCAGACCCCCGCCCATGAGCCTCTCCACGTTACCTCCTCCTCCCGGTATAAGCGGTTTACCAAGCACGACCCTCGGGTTCTAAAGCTAGCCGAGCGTCTAAAGTCCGACTTCCCCCTTTACGCAAAGAAGTTGTTGCGTATTGTCAACAAGCAGGGAAAGATCGTCCCCTTCACGATGAATAAGGGTCAGCTTCTCGTCCATGAGGAGATTGAGTCCCAGCGTCGTGAGACGGGCAAGGTTCGGGTTCTGATCCTGAAAGCCCGTCAGTTGGGTATCTCGACCTATGTACAGGGGAGATACTTCTGGCGGGTAACCGGCCAGAGGAATAGTTCCGCGTTCGTGCTATCCCATTTGGCGGAATCGACCTCCAGTATCTTCAGGATGGTCAGCTTCTTCTACGACAAGCTTCAGCACCCCTTCTTCAAACCACCCCTTAAAAGCCGCTCACAGGGCTTTATAGCCTTCGGCGGGATTGAGTCGCAGTACCGAGTGGGTACGGCGAGAACCGGCCAGACGGGCCGAGGGCAGACCAACCAGTTCGTCCATGGGTCGGAGGTGGCTTACTACCCCGAAGGCACGGATATCTCGGCTGGTCTCTTACAGACCGTAGGTGACGAAGGGACGGAAGTCATCCTTGAGTCCACGGCCAACGGTATGTCGGGGTGGTTTTACGAGGCTTGCCTCAAGGCGCTTAGAGGTGAGGGCGAGTACAAGCTGATCTTCGTGCCTTGGTTCCTTCTTCCTGAGTATGCGCGAAAGCCACCGGGCGACTTTGTCCGGGATGAGGAAGAAGAGATGTTGGCCGAGGAGTATGGGCTGACAGATGCCCAGCTCTATTGGCGGAGGGCGAAGGTTGCCGAGTTAGGCGATGACCTTTTCCGGCAGGAGTACCCGGCTACCCCCATGGAGGCGTTCCTGACTACGGGACGTACCTTTGTGGAGCCGAAGTACTTGGATGCCGTACAGGAGGAGGTTTGGTCGCCTACCTTTGTGGGGGATGTGGTTGAGGGGGTTCTTCGGCCTATGGCCGAGGGGCCGCTCCGAGTGTGGTCGCCTCCCATGGAGGGAGAACGCTATTCGATCGGGGTGGAAGTCGCTGAGGGTTTAGAGAACG